TTCTTAAGAGTCTCGGCTAGCCTTGCCTGTTTAGCGGTTGTAGGGTTCTTTGAGTGCTCGGCTTTCTTAATCTTAGCTTCGGGGATTGGTTCGCCGTCTTTCGCGCCTAACTTCTTGCGCAACGCGCTTTTATGGGACGGCTTAATCGCTTCTTGGATCCACTTCTTGACCATTTTCGGTTAATCCTGGTTTGATATTAATGTCGGATTGGAATGTATCATCAATCTTGCTTTCCAGCGCGTTTAACTTATTGATCATTATAGCCTGATTTTCGATTTCTGCCGCTTTGTGTGCGATTAAGGAGATTTTAATGGCTTCGTCCGCTGTAAGTTCGCCTTCTGCCACATACTCGATAACACTACGCGTCACTTGCTGTGCGGCATAACCTAGCTCCAATGGTTCTTCTTGGATTTTTTGCGGTAATAATCTTTCTAATAAAAATTTGAGCATTATTTGATCGCCATTTAGTGCTAATTCAATCGCTTTATCTAATAATTCTCGGCGTCGCGGCAATAAATATAATTTTAAGAATTGTTGACGTGTAGTCGCGCGTTCGGGTTTTGCTTTATTCGCGTCCCTCATACCTTTATGAGTAATTGTTGAGTGTTCTACCATCTATTTTATCCCACCCCCTCCCATCTCCCCGCAACTTCGTCGATCTTCGTCGATCTCCGCATAACTCCCTAGATCTTAGCACATTATTACATCTATAGACCACTAGAGGATTCTTAAGACTTCCTTAAGATTGCTCAATAATCTTAATAATTCCTTAATAATCTCTTAATAAAGCCTTAAGAATAGAACTATATACAATTAATATAATTTATTTATATAATATTTAAAATTATTTTAAAATAATGCTTGACGCACCCCTTTCTTTGAGATATACTGCTTATATTGATTGTAGCGGATCGGCAGAAAGCGACAGACAGACAATCAAAAAACTGAAACTTTTAACAACGTAAGGACTAGGGACATGACACAATTATACAAAGCGATGACAACAGGTTTAATTTTGACAAAATCGGATTGGCTGAAAGCAACAAAAATGGCCGAAAATGAATTTTCAGATCTCATCCGTAGCCTTGATTTAAAAATATGGAAAGCCAAAAATTTGAAAGAACTCGTTAAGATTTTGAAAACAGCCGACGAAATTATGGGCTACTCTCTGTAACCATCCGGCCCCCTCATGGGGGCTTAATAATGTAAGGAATAATATTATGATAATTGGACAAAATATACAGTTAACAGCACAAGCATATATAACGCAAGACGCTTTCGGGGCTTATTACGCAGCACATGCAACCGACTCGCTAGGAGCGGAATATATGGTGCGCTGGGAAATATTAGATCACAACGCGGAATGCGAGGAATGTGACGCTTGTGATTGGGACAAATACGCTGTTACAGCAATATAATTTAACAAACACAACATGATTAACCACACTGCCCCGAACAGGGGCACAACATCGAGGACGATTAAAATGCTGTACGGTTTGACACATAAAGATGATAAGAAAAAAATGCTTGCTACGGATCATTGGGGCAATAAAGTGCTATTTGAGACGTTGGAAGAGGCTGAAAAATTTACACAAGAAAAGGATTTCAAAAGAGATACTGGCTGGTTTTTGAAAAACAGCGAGTGGACAGTTCGTCCCATAAAAATGAAACGTCCCAAAAAAATCGGACGTATAGATTATATTTCAACCGGATATTTTGAACATAACACATAGATGAGGATTAACAAAATGAGTTTACATACTGAAGAAGCAAAAAAATTAAGTGAATTTGTGCAACAACATTATTTAGATTGCGGCTACAAGTATAGAGTTTGCATTGAGCACATGCGTCAATCTATTTAATATAAACTAATCAACAAAAGGAAACTAAACTATGAGCTTAGAATCACAATTAATAAGAGACGGCTTTCTGGAGGTAAAGGGGGGCGTATGGTTGTCAACTAGAAAACACATGATGAGTCAACAAAAATCTTTTGAAGATTTCTATCTTGCGGCTTATGATTTTTCAAGGTATGATTTTTGGATTACATATGAAGGGGAAGATCTTATCCCATCCGGCGTCGATACATTTGAAGAAGGCGTATTAAAAATTTTTGGCATTGAAGAGTGTCGAAAATTTTTAGACGTCTATGAATAAAAAATAACACTTGATTTAATATATAAAATAGAGATAGACTCCCGCACTCACGTTTTTTCGAGGGTATAAATAGACGCTAAATCATGTTAACAAAAATTAAAGAGGACAATTAAAGATGCATTTATTACAAATTTCTTTTTCAATCGGTACTTTGATTTATATCTTACCTATTTTAATCAAAATCCATCATAATCCAAAAAATATAATCCAAGAATTATTGTTCATTTCTGGTTGTCTAGTTGCTGGCTATAATATGACAATTTTGCTAAATTATTATTTAAAATAAGGAGATAAATTATGACGAAATGTAGTCTCGAAGAAGTAATAAATATTTGTAATGAGTATACACAGAAAATACTTGATTCGCTCGATGAAATAAATAGGTTACAAATACAAATAGATTCAGGCCGTAGGAATGATAATTTTGACGCAGTCGGAAATATTCTGGCAATGGCTATAATAGAGTATCATTTGCGCGATTTTGAATCAAGAGATTGCACTCGTGGCATGTCTATTACCAGCTTTAACGCTTTCCTCGACAATATAAAAGAAAACTATGCAATCAATAGACAAAAGAGAAATGAGATTCTACTAGAATTAACAAAGAGATAGACTATCACATTTAATCTATTAAAGGAAAAGTTAAGCAATGACTCAAAAATTTAAGTGTAACAGCGAATGCTGCAACGGCGACATCTACACAGATGACGGCTTGATTACAATCTATAAATGCGGCACTTGTGGCCGAATGACCGCTCAAAAACCAAAACAAAGCATTTTCAAAAGGATATTAAAATGGATAAAAAATTAACTGATAGTGAGATAACAATTATTACACATGAGTGCATTAATGCTTTACGCCGCACTTTAATCGAAAGTGTTCCAGTTGAAACTATACCTCAAGAAGAGATGGGTAGGGTTGCTAAAACCATTTTAATAAATTTCGTTGTGTACACTGTATGGGGTGCCAATCAAAAAATAAAAGATAAACATTATTTCAAAGATATAGAAACTATCGTTAACGGTATAAAAAATCATTCCATCCATACCACGGAGGAAATATCATGACACACGAATTAACAAAAGAAGAAATGAACTTGATTCTCTTCGAAGGCATTATACGTCTCAAAGAAGAATTCTTTCTAAGTATTGCTGTCAACATAATTTCCGTCGAAGAATTTGACATTTTAAGAGAGCGCTTACTCGTTAATTTTTGCGGGAATATATTGGCAGAAATTCATACATTCGAAAGTGATGTTGTATTTGAAAAAATCGTAAAAGAATTTTTAACTAACGTAAAAATACAAGCACACACATTCAGAGAAGCAATCAAATCTAAAGCAATCAAATCTTAGGGCCAACTTCTCGGTGTCCATGGACCACCGATTGCACGATCCCATGGACCCCATACGTCGGGGCTTTCGAACGAACTTCTGAACCCATGCCGGCCCCGAGTTTACCTTGCGTTAATTCAACGGGTCCACCGCTACCTTGGTAACCTTCGCCATTCGCGCGAACCATTGAGCCATATCGATGCATATCTTTCATTTTAGAGTCCTTTATCTACAAAAAATGGTTTACTATCCGCTGAAAATTTATTGCCAACCGTGCGCATAGTTTGCCCATGAAACTTACGAATGCCAGCAATTGTTTTGGCATGTGAGGCTTTGTCTTCAGCTTCCTTTTTAGTTTTAATTAACAAATCTTTCTCTTTTTGAATCTTTGTAATTTCCGCTTTAATCAATAATTGTCGCTGTGCTTCTGTTTCAGTTTTTAAAACCTCTGCTTCAGCTGCCTTTCGAATTTCTTCTTGCGTCATTTTTAATTCTGCCATTTAAATTATTCCTGTTTCCATGACTTGCGCTAATGCATGCGCCCGATTAGGCGCTATCTTTGAATTCAATATTTCTTGCGCGGCCTCTTGATACATTTGCTGGCTAATAAAACCCAGCATTTTCTTAAACCCGAGTATACCAGCAAGCCCACAATTAAAAATAATATTTAATAATACGGCTTTACGCGCATCATCGAGTTTTATATATTCGACGACATGCGCCATCAGTTCGTTCTTACAAAGCGCAATGTCCGCCGCATACAACGCGTCAACGATAGTCGGTGGCAACCCTGCAGAAGTGAGGTTATGACCAATCCCTATCGTGAGATTGCCCTTATTATCGTAGTAAGCAAACTGTTTATTACCTTCTTGTAGTTCGAGCATTGTTTTAAGCTTCGATTCCGTTTCGGGACTGATGTCTAGCATGAAAAGCTCCTTGCCTAGAGCATAGGCAAATCTACAGAATTTGACAAGTACTGTTCAACCAATACCGAGGCGGCCAGCCAGCCCTTGCAAACAGCCCAATAATACCCTTCTGCGATTAAAATCCGTCCCCATTCCGCTTGTGCCGGGGAAAGTCTACCTCCCTTTACCCGCTTAAGCTCAATATAAAGCCCGTGGTGACGTTTATTTGCCCGGGGTATACAGATATCAGCGATCCCCGGTTCTAAGCCCCTACGGTAAAGAATAGCGCGGTAGGCGTCTGAGCGCAGACTTTCGTTGGGGACGTGGTACGAAGGAATGCCTTTGAGCCTCAGCCATTCAAACAACCATTCTTGTTCCTCTGCCTCAGTTGGCATCATTACTCTCTTTTATGGTGGCGAACGTGATGTGACCTTTGAGTTTGTCTAAATGCATTTGCAGGGGGAAAGCACCGTTCAATCTTTGTTCTTCAACTTCCTCATCTTTAAAGTTATCCACAGGGGGCGGCGAAGCCAAATCTCTTTTAGTTTCTTTTAGTTTAAGAGTTTTAGTATATGGGTGCAATGGTTGCACACTTTCAATTGGTTTCTGTGCAACCATTGCACATGAGTGTGCAACCATTGCACACGGTTCTGGAGGTTGTGAATTGGTTGCACCCCCTGTGGATAACTTTTTTTCAGCATAAAATTGCATCAATCTAATCTCTAATCTGTATAGATTTCTGGTACTTACGTTTTCGTCGTAACTGATGAGACCTTTTGCGCGCAAGGATTTCAATGTGTAGTAGAGATTTCTGCGCGACATAAATGCGTCGCGTGCAAAGGTTGTTTTATCTACGATATAATGATCGCGTGGTCCGCAATAGCTAGCGAGGGTTCGAAGTGCAATATATTCACAGTGGGTTAGTTTAAACTTTTTTTCTATGGCTTCTTTTCTTAAAAATCTATCTACGACGTGATTACTGTTTGGCATATAACCTCCTTGTTGTTAATTAGTTAACATATATAGTCTCCGTAAATAAACTTAAATATAGTTCTTGTTTTTGGGTTTGTTTTTTTAGTACACTAGGGATATTCATGTTCGTTAATACTCCTATTCCGGGCGGAGCTAAACTCACCGCCCGGAAATCTTAAAGAATCATTAACACTAGTCCCCTAAAATCAAGATCTCAAGCATTTTCAAAAAAGATATCCACAAATTCAGTGGATAACTCCATCAAAAATCTGTGGATAAAAGCTTATTTTATTGTTTTTTTAATGACCTATAGAACCGGTCAGGAATTAATCAGTGTCTTCCATAAAGTCATTCCACGTCACTGTAATTCCTTTTTCAGCCGCGAGATTAACCAATCGTCTAATCGCTTTAACCGAATAAAAAGCCTTCCCTTGTTCAACTTTACCGACTTGCGGCAAACTCACGCCGGCAAAATAAGCCATTCCTGTTTGCGATAAATTTAATTTTTTTCGCAGTTCTAAAGCTGTTGTAGCCATACTCATAATAAAGTCTCCTTTTTAAGTAAAGATCTATTATAGCGTATATTTGGAACAATAGAAAGAATATTAAAATAATACTTGACTAAATCAATATAAATATATATACTGTTTTTTATAAGTCGTAAATGACTGAAATGTAGACTATAATTTAACTATTAACCATTTATTAATGTGAGGACACTATGAAAGAAAGCCTAAGACGACATATAGACGATCTAATCGATAGAAATTACAAATCCTATTATGCTCTGCCGAAACCTTTAAAACAGGAGTTAACGGCAGCGTACATGCGAGCGCATGAAAACGAAGAGCTTGATTGTATTACACAAAATTCTGAAGAACTTATGTCTATATTAAGAGCTTCAATGTGTCATGAGATCGCTCTGTTGGATTTGCGATTCGCGAATAGCGTAAAGGACCACGCGATTAAATACTTCGAAAAGCAGTTATACGAAGCTTACGAAGATCGCGCAAGTATCAAAGACGTCAACAATTCTGGGGGACTGTATGTTAAACCTTTCACAATCTAACGAGCTAAAAGACGGCATCGGCGCCAGTGAATGTAGTATTGTTTTAGGGATAAATCCTTACAAAACACCCTACGAACTTTGGCTTGAAAAGACAGGCAGAAAAGAGCCAGACGACTTATCGCAGAATGCCGCCGTCATTATGGGCAACTTGTTGGAACCCGTCATAGCGAAGCGTTATGCGCAATTAACAGGCACTAAAGTGGCTAGAGTCAATCGCGCACTAAAGCATAAAGACTTTCCCCATATCATCTGTCATTTAGATAGAAAGATTCTAGGAGAGCAAAAGGCAGTCGAAATTAAAACGGCTAACCCTTTTTCCAAAGAGTGGGGTAATGAGGGGACAGATGAGGTTCCATTGCATTATATCGCACAAGTTCAACAGCAACTTGCTGTAACCGGTTGGAATGAAGCGGATTTGATTGTTTTTCGAGGTACGACAGATTTAAGAATCTATCCGTTTAAGCGTGACGAAGATCTTATCAAAACGATTGTTGAGAAGGTCAATCACTTTTGGAACTATCATATCAAAAGAGATATTTCTCCAGAGCCGACAACGCGAGGTGATTTGAAGCTCATTTACCCGGTCAACGAAGGGCATTATATAGAAAAAACGCCGCATATAGCTCTACTGATGGAAGCGCTTAGATTAAATAAAGAGCATATTAAGACCACTACGGGTTACAAGGAAAAAAACGAATTTGAGTTAATTAAACTCATCGGTTCCAGTGACGGCATTAAAGAAGGTGACGATATTGTGGCGTCATTTATTGCAAATAAGATTGGCGTAAGGTCGTTACGAATGAAAGGAAATCAATCATGAGAGATATGCAAGTCTATGAAAACAAGCCATTTAATCTAGCTCCTAAAAGTTTTGAAGAGTTAGAAAGATTAGGCTCTATGGTTGCAAATTCGAGTATCTGCCCAGACTCTTTACGAGGACGGGCAGGCGATGTTGTAATCATCATTCAAACTGGCTATGAAGTTGGATTGCAGCCTATGCAAGCATTGAGAACGATTGGCTGTATCAATGGCAAGCCGATAATTTATGGAGATGGTCTGTTGGCGCTAGTCAAAAAACACAAAGACTTTCAAGATATGAAGGAATGGATCGAAACCGGTGAAAAAGGATTTTCAACGGCTTATTGCACAATGTGGCGTAAAGGTCAAACAGAACAGACAAGAAGTTTTTCGTATCATGACGCTGTCAGAGCGGGATTATCAACAAAACCTGGTCCATGGATGGAATACCCATTAAGAATGTTGCAGCATCGAGCAAGAACTTTCTGCGCTAGAGATCTGTTTCCCGATGCATTGTTCGGTCTATTGGCAGAAGATGAAGCCAGAGATATCACGCCCATTAAAAAAATGCATGTCACTAAAACTAAAGGTATACAAGGACTTAAAGAATCATTAGGATTAGCTGAAGAGGCAATTTTCACAACTGAGGAGAATCAAAATGGATTTCAAGCCAATGTCTGATTCGGAAATTAGAGAGATGAATCTATTACCACCAGGAAGATACCATGGGACAGTTTCACGAGCTGACCACAAAAATTCCAACACGGGTAATGATTACTTCAATTTAAAAATTCGCGCCCGGAACATTGAAACAAATAAAGTGGGCACGATCTTCGATGCTCTCTTGTTTGAGGGAAAAATGTTCTATAAACTAAAGCACTTCTGTGAAGCCACAGGAATGATGGATAAATACAATTCAGGTAAATTATACCCGCAAGACTGCGATGGTAAAGAATTTGAATTTGATTTAATCCATCGAATAGACAAAAACGGCGAACTAAAAAATTCTGTTAAGGATTATATAGTTCCTAAAAAGGTGGAAGCCAATGATGGCTTTGAAAATCAAATCAATGAAATACAAGGATTTTAAAATGGAATGGCAAATTATCCAATTTAGCGAAGATAAACAAAACCGCACCGACAGACTACAAGTCATGGGTGGCTGGATTGTCAAAACATTTACATTGATACAAGTCGTTGAGGTGGTTGGTAAAAAACAATCAAGCAGAGTCGACATAAAAGTCAATACTTCTTTTGTGCCAGATCCAAATCATTTCTGGAAAGTTGCTATAATTACCCAAGATGTGGCAGAAGTCATAAAGCCTAAGAAAGACAAAGACAAAGACAAAGACAAAAAAGTTAAGCGCAAATACACGAAACGTAAAGTATAATAAACATAAGTCCGTTTTGGCGGCCAGTGGTCCTTACAACATTGGCCGTCCTTTTAATGAAGAGGAATCGATATGCCCCCATTCAAAAGCCAAGCTCAGCGTAAATTCATGTATTCCCAACATCCTGAATTAGCTAAAGAATTTGAAGAAGCCACCCCAAAAGGCAAGAAATTGCCCCAACATGTAAAGAAGAAAAAGAAATGATCGATTGGATACACGTAGACGATGAATCACCCATTATAAGAAAAGACGTTTTAGTCTGTTATAACTATGATTTAGACGATGATAGGCAGCCTGTAGAAATAAGCTTAGGCACACTATTCGGACCTGAAGAGTGGCTTATCTATTATAGATCTTACCCAAAAAATAAAGTTATTGTAACTCATTGGGCTGAGTTAAATAGGCCTTAAACATAAAATTAATATTAGAGATAAAATTCTTCTACAATTACAGCGCCAGCACATCCCGCACCACCGGGAGCGCCACTTGTTCCGGCTGTTCCGGCTGTTCCAGCGGCACCCACTACATATGCATAAGTTGCTGCAGGAGAATTAATATAAGCCTCTGTGTATCCTCCAGCTGCTCCGCCATCGCCAGCTAGAGCGGTTGCTCCTCCTCCAGCTCCCCCCCCTCCTGCCCCGTATGCTTCTCCATTACCGCCAGCGGCAGAAACACCCGTTGCGCCACCACCGCCTAGGACGCCTGGAGAACCAGCGCCGCCCGAACTAGTCAAACTAGTACTGGATGTACTATTTGCTATCGGGCCACCACCCATAGAATTTAAAAATCCTCCTGAACCATCTCCACCGCCACTAGCACTACCACCCGTTGCACTTAAAAGCGAAGTTCCAAATGAACTTGTTCCACCGGTTCCACCAGCTCCTCCCCCTGTGCCAGTTCCGGATCCTGTGCCGCCTGCGCCGGCACCAAAAACACGAACCTTTAAATATTTCACATTTGCTGGCGTTGTATATGTACCCGAACCGGCAACAGTAAATTGTTGCGTGGTAGGTCCAGTAACAGTGCAATTTATTAAATTACCCGATTGTGGCGTACCTAATGCGGGTGTCGTTAATGTCAAATTAGTTGCTGATAATCCGCTAGGAAATGTCGTCGATAAACTAGGAATTCCTGCTGAACTAGTCACTAATACCGCTGAATTAGCCGTGCTCAATCCGCTGACGGCTGTCCCAGTCGTGGCATAATAAGCTAAATAATATTGTGTGCCAGAATTAACAGTCCCAGAACCAGAAGGACTAGCCCAAGTTGCATCTCCGCGCCAAAACGTAGAAGAACTAGCGGATGTGCCACTATTCAAATTAGAGACAGGCAAATTACCTGTAACACCGGTCGTTAAAGGTAGACCAGTGCAGGATGTTAATACGCCACCTGATGGCGTGCCTAATGCGGGGGTTATAAGGGTAGGAGACGTCTGTAAAACAACATTCCCTGTTCCCGTAGGGGTACCAAGTCCTAAATTTGAAACAGCTGTAGAAGCGCTAGCCAAATCAGAAAGATTATTAGCCTTCTGCAAAAACGCGGTTGCCGCATAAGTTGAAGCGCTCCCAAGTCCTAAATTTGTGCGGGCCGTCCCAGCATTATTCAAATCAGAAAGATTATTAGCCACCTGCAAAAAATATCCAGCGGCTTGAACGGCAGCGGTGCCTAATCCCAGATTGGTTCTAGCCGTCCCAGCATTATTCAAATCAGAAAGATTATTAGCCACCTGCAAAAAATATCCAGCGGCTTGAACGGCAGCGGTGCCCAATCCCAGATTGGTTCTAGCAGTAGGCGCAGAGGCCAAATCAGAAAGATTTTTGGCTATCGCTAGAGCGCCCAAATTAGTCAAAGAAGTGGATGCACTAGCGACATCCGATAAATTATTAGCTACCTGCAAAAAGTAGTTGGCATTTTGAACGGCTGCCGTTCCCAACCCCAGATTAGTTCTAGCGGTGGAAGCAGACGGCAAATCAGAAAGATTTGCGGATTTCAATAATCGCGCCGCCAAATCACTTGTAAGATTAGTAACCTGGCCTTCAGAGATTTGTATACTAGCATTAAATAAAGTCAATACTTGCTGCAAAGTCTCTTGAACTGTGACCCCACTTTGTACAGCTGGAATTAAATCAGCAAGAGTAGCTGTTGGGACAGTGGGTAGCGCGCTTATTCGTGGCATATTCTACACCAATATTGTTTGATCATTTTCAGTTAAAATATCAATAAAAGTCTCAGTAAGCAAAGGTTGATACTGAGGATGTGTTGGCCTAATCTCAAGCAGAAGTGTAAAGAACAGTAGCCATTTATCTTGATGCCGATGCATATTATATTCCCGTGGTACCACCCCAATACAGCGGGGTAGCCGTAGTTGTGTAAACTACATCATCTATTGTCGCGCTACTCAAAATCTGTGTAGCAGAAATAGGATTGTACCCAATAAAAGCATAAGGCCAAACACAGGTGCTTCCCTGAGGATTAACATATACAATGACTCCTTCAGTACCATTCGTAGGTATAGCAATATAAGTCGACGATACAATTTGATTAGAAGATGTTTGTGGCGCGGTGAACGCGACTCCATTTGTGATATAACCTGAAACCTGACAACTAAAACCTTTTGTGTACATTAAAAACCTCCTACCGGTTGGGTATTAGTATAGACTACATCCCATGTTTTTTCATTAATCATACCGCCATCAATAGCCAATGTTAATGTTTGAAAGCTGTCTACCCCATGAGACGCCCAATTATGCAAAGGCGCATCTTTATAAACATTATTCTTCTCATCAAACTCTTTACCGTAGTTCGATAAACAATCCAAAAGCCTAGAACAATTCTCTTTATTAAACTTAACGCGATAAAGCATCTGCCGCATAGCTTCTATCGAGTTTATCTTACTCAAAGGCTTGGGCACTATATGGACTTCTTCACCCATTTCATAACCATAATCAACCGTGTTCTTCCCAGTGTTCCAATCCCGCTTCTTACCATCATGCGGCACATAATGGCAATGTAACCTAATGCCTAAACTATTAGCAAAGTTATGCGCTAATGACACATAATGCCTAAAGGGCTTATTATTAGCTTCAAAGTAATTAATAATGATTGGATCCCCACGCTCATCTATTTGAACAATACACACTGATGTGCAATCATTCATGCCTATATCATAAAATGCATAACATCTCTTGCCACGCATATATAAATCAGAAATAACTTTCTCATTTTTGTAGATATTATTCATTTCATTAGAGAAATATATACTTTCTTGATTTAACTGAACCTTCCCATAATATTCTTGCTGAATCAAATATTCCGGCATTCCGGCCCGACGATCTTCATCTATCATGGCATCAGTGATATATCTCTCACCTTTCTCATCTACAAGGTTTTCAATACTATCACTGCGGCAATACCACAAAGGATCATCTTTATTATTATCTATTAATCGATAGAAATGATTCATCCCATTATAGGTAGATTGCCCCAATAACCATCCACCATTTTGCCTAAGTACCGGCAACATAATATAAAATACTCTTGGATCACAAAACGCAAATTCAGCTAAAACAATTCCACGCGGATTCGTTCCCCGTAATTTATCCGGATCAATGTCAGAACCAACGATCCATATTATCGATCCATTGGTCAACTTAATCTTCATTTCTTGTTCGTTCGGTTTGCCCAACACAAATCGCTTAGGTATCATATCTCTAAATTTAACACTTACATTACCTGGCAAAAGAATCGCGCCGTCCCACAAAATAGCTTTGGCTCTAACATTAGTAGGATAAATCACAAGATATAAACCCGGCTCAATTATAGCGCCTTCAACAAGCAGGTTCCAAGACTCTAATTCTTTACCGGATCGCCTTGGCCTTTGTAATAGTATTCGTCGTATACCATCTACAAACAAAGCTTTCTGAACTTCCATCTGATAAGGTCTAAAAGGCACCATCGGCAATTTAATGCATTCGCCAGAATTAAACTGAATTATCAAATTACCAGATTCATCACGATAAGTTGTATACTTAGTAGCAGAAGTCTGCTCCACAATCTCAGTAATCTTATTAAATCGTGCTTCTATGGCGCTTAACTGCATATTCTACGGGGAACCTTAAAAATCAGCATTGACAGTATAGTGATAATGTAATATATCCCCATCCGAAACACTTGCGCCAGAACCTGTATTAATACCATATTGATTCATTGTTGAACCTGACGAAACAACAGCAACATCTCCGCCTGCTGTCGGATCGTAAATATAACCCGCCGAACCTGAAGAAGGCGAATAAAATACAGTCGTAGCTGCATTGACTCTTAAAATTTGAGAAAAATTATCCGACGTAATAAGAGAAGAATTCCCAATATCAGCAGGTGGCGAATAAAATCTTTGACCAGCACCTGTAGCTGTGCCAGGAACCGTCCCCAAATCATAAGTCATCTGAAAATACCGTTGACACAAAGCCAATTCTTCTTGAATAGTCCGAGAAATCCACGGTGTCGTTAAATTGCCTGGATTAATTTGGAATCTATCAAATCTTATTTCATTCGTATTAGAACTCATAAAGTTTATTTGAGAAGAAACTGAACCATAGTTACCAGCCGCCCAAGCATTCCCACTTGTTTGATAGTTTGATCCGGCAGCAAGTGTGAATGTTATAATTAATCCAGCCCCATTGGTATAATTCCACGTGCCAGAAACAGGTGACGCCGGTACCGTAATACTAATTTGTTGCCATACTTGAGAACCACTTATAATAAAAGGTGCTACATAAGATTGACTTGCATTAGAGTCTCCAAACGTAACACAATAGGTCCCTGGCAAGTTTGTCTTTACCCAGAATGAAAATGTAAAATTTCTTTGTGCGATATATACAAAATCATAACCCTCAATTATGTATTGCAATCCCATATATTGTGCGGCTGTAATAGTGGCTTGCGCTGTAGAGCATGCTAACATTAAAGATTGTGTACCAAATAAGCCAGATTGCTGCACAGTAGGGGAATCATTCTCTACACTAGAAGCAACTGTAGCGGTAGGTGTTCCAGCAGTAATATATTTAAATCTATCAGCCACATATTGTGCCCCAGTTAAATCAGAGAATGTTGTTCCTCTTTGAAAAGGATTCGTAGTCATATTGCCGCCAATAATTATATTCCCATAATTTGGTCTCGGAAATGTATTTAAGAATATATCTAAATTGGTAGAATCATTATTTACAGTATCATAGAAGCCGATCAAGGAAGCTCCGTCCCCACCGGGTGCAGCGCTAGCCAGTTGTGCTCTCAACGTAGACATATTGTCTTCTACAAGCGCTGCAGCGATAATAACGCCACCTTGAGATATCCACACCTGGTTATTGATGTTTGTCAATACTGGTAGAAAATTTTGGCCAAGCGTAGGAAGATAGCTATTAATAACATAAGACAACGCATTATTCATATAGTAAGTATTTAACTGTTGCATGATGAGAACAACTCTCTCAAATGCGTAATCCAAATTAGCCCCATTAAAATTCTGAGCCTGAGAAAACTCTGTATCTATCGATACTGCCATAGTTCGCACTATAGTCACCACAGAGCTAATAGGGGGCACAAATCCTGGTTGAAAGGTAATTGTGCCACCGGATACGTTACCAACATTCTGAACTGTGTAAGCTGTGTTCAATGGCTGGATATCCACTAAAGGATTGGCGGTATTACCAGACAAAGTCACATAAACCGATATATCATTTTCCGTATTAGTGGCACTCAATATCAAGAATGAATAATCATAAATAGTCGTAACCCCATCGGCTAAATACTGATTAATAGTAGTTTGTTGCGGTAGATCAGACATAATTATTCTCCATAGTATTGAACTTGACCCGGTTGTAAAAATGCTTCTTCACCCATCATTTTACGTATTAGTGGGGATATAATAGGGAAACTCTCTAAAGGAAGAAAATCTTTTGTAACTAAATTTTTCATAGATTTACTAAAACCTTTTGTATTCCCAGCTGCTAACTCAGGTATTAATGACCAAAAATCTGAGAGGGTTTGTAACCCAGGACCCCCTAATAATCCAGCTATCAAGTCTTTGCCTTGATTTTGAGGATCTAATATCTTAGCAAATACTCCAATTCCTGGTGCTGTAATAGCCAGTGAGTATGATAATGCTTCTGCATAATTCATCTCTGTAATATCTGGCATAGATTTGCCGCGAGATAAATAATCAAGCTTATGAGATAAGATACTCATAGGAATAGTAGCTACCATCATTTGAGTAGCAAATATCATTTTAGCGGTCGCCGAATCAGCATTAGCAAACAATCTCCAATATCTTTCCAGGTATCGTAATGGATAGCCTTTGAATTGGGTCATAAACCGCATACCTTCTCCTAGATATGTGCCTGATCTTGTACCCAAAGTCATCCAAGCTCTTGAAAAAGCATTAGGTGCTAAAATTGAATCTTCAGATGCCACATCAAACATACTATACACTTTTCTAAATAAATAGTTCCGGTAATCGTGCAAAGGTATAAACTTATTGCTAGCTTCATATAATTCTTTTATTTCTAATTCACTTAAGGATTCTACATTATCTATTGTAAATAATTTATTATTATTTTTAGTTTTTAAAACATTCCATTCGTTTGCCGTTATGCCATACTTCTCAAGACTATCTCTCGTAGCTGTCGAAAGTTGATGGAAGTCCTTCTCGGAAACTTCAAATAAGTGTGACGCTATAATTTGCATTGAACTTAACTTGTTACCGCGATCAAATGCTTCAGATCCAATCACTTTATAATACCAGGATGAAACCTTTTTTGTGATATCTCCTGTCGTAGCCGCATCTATAAATTTACCCATGTAACCCATGTGAGAATCAACATTTAGTTTAAATAGTTTTGCTATATATTCTCTCTCAGCATTAGGAATCTTATCAAACATGTTCGTAAGTGTAGTACTATAAGCTTTATAGTAATCAGCCCCAAACTCAGTTGCAAAGGTTATAACATTTCCTGTATCGCCTAAACTTTGTATTGTTAGTCTACCTAAGCGAGCCATACCGGCATAAGATCTAATGTTTGAACCCATGGCAGCCATTGTAGGTGAAACAGCAACATTACTTTCACCTGATACTTGTTTGTAATAGTTATCTAGCACATGGCTTTTGAGATTTTTAAGAGTTCCTGCTTCAAATGCTTCTATTTTTATCGCATTAAACATAGAAGTAGGATTGCCTCCCATGATTTCAGCCATACCAACTTTATTGGCAGAAGCCTCTATATCAGACATTAACGCAGAGAAATAATTGCCATGTCCATATTTTTGCTGATAAGTCATATAGCTCTGCATGTTCTTCCATTGAAAAAACATTCGTGACTTTCTTCTGATTGCTTCAGCATCATTTGCTACTGTAGAATGTGTAAATATCTCGCTACGGCCATTGACTATATTGTCGTATATACGATCAAGCATAACATCCACTTCAGCCATATCTAGTTTGCCATTCAAATCCATAGCACTAGAACCGTCAAAGGTACCCTCTAAATTCAAATGTTCTTTAATAAATTCACGCCATGATTTTTTATAATCTACTTTAACGATACGTTGTATAAAATCTTTGCCTTGCTGATACAGACTAGCCCCTCCATTAATCATTTTTCGTCTATCATGAGATGCCCTGAAACTTCTGTCTTTATTGATATAACTCAACGGCAATGCATTCGAGTCGACTATAGCAGCTGATCTCGAATCTATATATTTGTAATGCTTCTTAGCTATACTTTTAGCAATAGCAGATGTTTCTTCACCATCTATGGCCATAGCAATTTCTATATCATTTGCACCTTGTATAATATATAACGCTTCTTCGTCACTCAATTCTTTAAAGAATTCATTATGTAACCTTAATCTGGCTGCACGTTGCGCTGACTCTATATTGTAATCCAGATTTGTAGTTCTTCTGATTATAATGTTCTTTAGTTCAACACCTTTCTTTATAAGACTAGATATTTTATCGTATTTGTTTGTATTATTGACTTTTATCATAGCTTCTTCGTATAGGTCTTGAAGTACCGAGTTATTTACTTCTTTAATCGCTCTATCAATAGCGGCTTTACCATACAGCGCATCATAACTTCTAGCTTTTGAAAACACATTGTTTGTATAATCTTTAAGTTCTTGTGCAGTTATTTTCCCAAGCACTTCTCTGGCGGCGCTAATACATTCAGGATTGATTCTAGCCATTTAATCCCCCCAAAACACACTTAATTAGATTCTCAAATACAGTTGGATTGTTTTTAAACTCTTTAAATTTTAATGTAACTTCTTCTAATTCCTGCTTTAATTCTTCTGTCGGGGCGCCTTTCAGAGAATTATAAGTTTCAGCTAAATCAGCCTCTAAGTCAGATGGAATTTTAGATATATCTTTTTCAATTTTCTCTAAAGTTGGCCTTTGTTTAACTATCTTAGGCAGCCTTTGATCTAACTGCTCTTTAAGATAATTTATTACTTTCTGATTATCTGCAATATCTATAAAGTTTGTTTGTATAACTTTAGACATTAAAGACAGTAAATCAGAATAAGATTTAAGCCTAGACAACTCTTTCTCTGTCTGAGGCCCTACAGATACATTTTTAATTCTATTATTAACCCAATTTAAAACACCTTCAACACCAAAATAGACATCAGGATTTCTTTTCATTCGATGAGATGCATTGCCTAATATAAATTGTGATAAAGCTCTTTTATTTGTTTCTAAATTCGCTCCTGCTTCATTAAACATAAAAGTATTTAATTGCCGCATTTCCGATTCTGTCAATAATTCTTGAACAACCTTCAGCTCAGCCACATCAACATTATGACCCTTTTTTAACAATATATCTGCAGCAAATTCAGCTGTTTCTCTTGCGTCAGGGTTATTTTTCCAAACATGAAACCATTTTGCTTCATCAGCCGATAATCCAGCTTTCATCAACTCTTCAATGGAAGCTTCCTCTAATTTAGCGGCTTTAGCGGCTTTATATTTACCATGCACTATCCCTAGCATATAACCTGTCGCATGAAAGGCTATATTGAGAGCGCCACCAGCTGCACTTCCTATAGCGAAATTCTGCCAATCTACCTTTCCTTTATTAACATTTTCTACAAAGGAAAATGGAGCTGCATAGCCAACGCCTTGCGTAAATAGTTCCGTAGTACGTCCTGCTGCATTTGTTATTCTTTTTATCTTAGGAGCTTCCATTAGTAATGCGTTCGTAGTATCAGCCAAACCAGCTGTTACAGCTTCACCTATAACTTTCTTGCCTACATAATTTATGCCTGTTCCAACAGCTAATCCAGCTCTGGCGGTAAGTGCATTAATTGGATTTAAAGCCGCTCCAACAAGTTCTGCTACTTCATTGACACCTTTTGATAGAAGTCCTTGGCCAGGATAATGTGTACTAATATCTACATATTCTTTCATAAAATCATAAACATGTGCTTGTTCAGATTCTGGCCCTAACACAGCAGCGCCTATAGCGGCATTAATTCCACCTAAACCGAACACAAATCTTTGAGTTAACATCTTAAATTGAGATGGTTCAGTGGTTTCTGCTCCACTAATAATACGATCTATGGGAGAAAGTCGTGAAAAAGTTTGAGGGATATTATCCATTAATAAATTCCTCCCGCTCTAAATGGAACTGAAAAAGGAGACGGAAAATTTTCTTTGTATTCTTGTTTTTCTTTCTCGTGTTCATGTAATGCAGCTTCGACAAAATTTGCACTGAAAGGAATAGTATAAATTATAGATTTAGTTTTTGTATCAGTAACGATTATATTATTGAACTGATCTATTGTCATAAACAAAGGATTTCTGTCTAATATATCTACAAATTGTGATTCTGAAGTATGTTCTTTAAGTCGTTCCTTGGCGTGTTTAATTGCAAATTGCGCAACATATGAAGCATCTCTATTGCTTAATTCCATAACTAAATTTGTATTATTAAATGAATAGTTTAAACCACTCTTAATGTCATACCCAATGTTCATTTCTTTAACCATATTTCTGATATACTTATCAGCATTACGCATTTCCAAATCATTATTCTTAATTGCTTGAAATTTAACATAATTTACTGCTGCCTCTGTCATACCCGATATACGTTGAAGTCCTCCTTGCTCAGTTTGACCTTCCCCATAAGAACCTATATTTTTATTCAACATGGTCGTTGAATTTCCATTCCTAATTTGAAAATCATATATTTCTGACAGTTCTGATGTTATTGCGGTTTTCAGTTTCATGTCAGATTGCGTATCTTTTAGTTTTAATACATCAAAATTTATACCTTCTTGATTTGCAATAATCATATCTTGTAAAAATTCTATTGAATTTGATTGACGAGCAAGTGTAACAGTTCTTAAGCTTTCTTGTTGATTTGGTTTGGATACTGTATTGATCGCATAAACTCTTTGCTCAGGTGCCAGTGTGCGTATATTCTCAATCGTAGCATTATAGTCACCATTAGGTTTAAAAGAAGCTTTAATAGTATTTGCAAATTGTTGGTCAAAAGGTTGAATCCATTCTGCAGGAAGATGCATTGCTATACCTAAAGCTATTTTTTTATTTATATAATTATTATAGCTTTGTGTGTTCGCATAATATGCTTGTTGTTGACCTTCTGGTGTGGAAGTATTATAGGTTTGTCCATCGTTAATTACAGTCAACTCTAACTGTCTTTGTTGTTCGATATTTGCACCCATAACTGTATCAGAAATTATCTCATTATAATTACCAGATTTGAAACGTTGAATCATGTATTCAAGTCGGCCTTTCATTCCTTTTTCCTGCATAGTTAATGTTTCCGACGGTCTATCTTTAAGATCATCATATTTAACTAATACTTCATTCCAATTAGAGTTAGATATAATATAGTTCTCAGCAGCTATAGAACCTTCACTTAATGCGAATATTTTTTCTTGTTGTTTTGGCTCTAAATTTGAATAATCCATTATATTGATTTTGCCGGTCTGTATAGCGGCGGCTTCTTGACCTGTAGTACTAGCATCAGTTAAGTGGGTATTATATAAATATCCTGTACTAATATCGTGAGGTTGTCCGACGCGCTGAGTGGCATCGCTTCCCATACCAAATGGTGAAGAAATTAAATTTTGATAATCTAAAGCATTAGGGTCTTCACCCAATGACTCCATTAACCTCTTAGACTTATGGAGTGCTTGAGCAGCTGCACGTTGAATAACCATTAATTCATTGGCAGTTATCATCTTGTTTGAATACAAGTCAACAGCATTTTTATATATCTTTTCTCCTAATTCTGCGGCTTCTTCAAATTCATATTTATTGATAAAATTATCAACTGTATTCATATTTCCTGGCAATGAAGTATAAAAGTTAGTTCTTTTGGCTTCTTTCTGATTCTTTATAATTAATTCGCCAGCATGTAAATCTAAACTATTCTTTCTTGAATTGAGCATCTGATCTAATTTGCGGCGATCACCTTTATTGATACGTGTATTTTTGGTGATAGAATCAATCTGACTATGATATCGTTTAACAGCTGATGCGACTCCATCCGGTGAAGAATCTGCCATTATTTCTAGTCTACTTTTTGTGAAAACATCGTCTAACGCACTATTTGCTTGTAATAATGCGTCCGTACTAATCTCCTCTGCCATCGACTCCGCTTGCTGAAATCCAGCACGCGACATCTGCCCAAATACATTGGCTAATTCGTCAAATCCTTTAGCTTTACTATTAACTTGTTGCGGGGTTAATGCTTTGCTTTCTGGTCCCCTTAAGAACTCACCTATTCCGCCTGCTTCGCCTTCAGATTTTTGTTGTGTCAAACCTTGAAATGATGGCATATTATTCTCCGTATGAAGGCATCTTGTTTTGTAAGCGCGCGAAGGATAACCCTACATCTGCTGCATTACCAAAAAGTTGCGCATAGAGTGTGTTTTTCACGTTACGTTTCTCGATATCAATGTTTTGCTGCATTAAATTTTGTTCTAGCTCCGAATTTCTTTCGGTTTTAGCTGCAGTATTTAACGTATCTCGTTGTAAAGCATTAAAACTTGGGGATAAACTTGGCTTGATACCTCTGACGGTAGATTGCGCAATTTGTCTATCTAATACGCGCTTAGTGACATCTAAGTTAGATACACTCTTCTGTTGATATGCAAGCGTATTCTGTTTAGCCTGTAAATCTAACGCGCGAATCTGTTCTTTAGCGGCAACGGATTGTTGCTGACTCTTAACAACTGCGCTGCCGGCGGAAACTGCGCCAATAATATACAGTGCTGTGACTGGATCGGCCATAACTATCCTATACGATTGTCGCTTCAATTTGATAGGCTATTCCCAAAATCTGACAATCGAATGGTGAATTCTGAGATATATTAAATGTCTGGAATCTTTCCCATCCAAGTACGGGGGATATAACGGCTGTTCCAGACTGTGGCATTAAAGGGAATCCTTGCTGAATCTGATTAAAATATTGATAATTAACTAATGTATCATTCACGTAAAAATTAAGCGAATTATAATAATCCACATAAATACGACTGATTTTCTTGGTGTAATCTGCTTGCACATCACCGGCGAATAGAAACATGGGTCTAATTTCCATTGGATAGAGAAACCCTATCTGTACGGTACCGGTATAACTATTAGGATTATAGACGGTAATAATGCCACCGCTCACAATATACTGACCAAAATCTTGATTATTGTATATAACTTGTACATTATACCCATTGAATTGTGCCAACCCTGTAACAACGCCTGTATCAGCCATTGTCGCATCAATATAACCATCCACTTTAAAGTCAGTGACAAACTTCTCAAAAGCATAGGTATTTGTCAAAGTATAATATTTCAGCATATATATTTGATTGTTAATAGATGCCAAATCATAAACTTGAACAGGATTATCTTCGCTACCAAATATTATCGGCGTTAATGCTGCTAATTTATATTCCGTAGCAAACTGGAAAGCCGTAATTGTACTATCAGGATTCAAGAAGTAAACAAAGTTGTCTTGTGATTCTTCTGTACCGCGTAACAGCGCACGATTCTTAGGATTCTTAACCAACAATTGACTGGGCACAGAAATGTTACTAGATGTATAGGTTTGACCTATTCCGTTAAAATGAAAGTTAATAATAGATTTGCCAGTTTTGGTGACATAATAAGAATCATTGATATAAGTAATAGGCTTAAGATTGTTACTGGCCCCATAGGCGGATTGCTGACGAATTGAGAAAGTGCTAGGAGTAAGTCCGATATTTTGTTCCTGAGGCGCTGCAAACTCAAAATTTTGACAATATATTTCAAGTTGTTTTCCTCCATTAAGCCACAATATGCCTCCTGAGTTGGTCTGACCTATCGTGTAAATAATAGCATTTGTATCACCACCCACACCTACGTCGAAGTTTAGAGGACTGTTTGTGCTAGAACCAAATACAGTATTATCCAAACTTTTAGTGTTAGCGAACCATAATCTGTTTTGATAGAAAAGTACCGCTGTAGGATACCCCAATGTAGAACTAAACGCCGGTTGCCGCACAGAATATTGAGCACCTGAAGTTGATCCAGGACTAGCGAAGTTAAGCTGTACTGCGCCTGTGAATGTAACCGTTCCACCACCACCAGAAGAATAAGAGACTGCAGTAATGATCGCATAACCCACTGGCTCATTAACTGATGCGCCGGCACCCACAATCTGGCCACCTATCCACGCATTTGTATAACCTGGATTTGCGCCTACACCTGTAAATGAGAATGTTAATACGCTTCCTGTCTGTGAAGATGACACTGTAAAACCATTATAATTAATATTGCCAAAATCAAATGCTGGCATAGGATAAATAGTGAGCACCTGATAGCTGAAAACAATGTCTGGCGAATAAGAACTGACGTATATTCTAGCTGGCGGATAGTTTGGGTGAACAAACGTAATAACATCATTATCATTCGCATAGTCCAAATAAGGCAAATCGGCAGCTTGGTACGGTGTATCGCTGATAGTTTGGTAGAACGTCACATCTCCCGTCGTAGCGTCTATATTAAACACATTAAAAGCCGCATTAGTGGACTCTAAGATATAAAAATTACCATTGTTATCTTCAAATTCGTATATTTGTGAGGTTGGCACTGAATAGGCGCTTGGATCGAACAGCCACTGCGTGCCCTTACGCTTCTTGGCTAAACCGGTAGTTCCTACTTCCACATTGAGTAAACTCTGGGCCGCTGTTAGATAATCCGGGAAGTCGGTACGTTTCCAGTTCACGGGGTCAACCTGACCGGTAGTGAACATCGTTTGGCGGACCATTGCGGTATTAGGTCTTTTCGACATTGTGAACCTTACTGTTTGATTAATTATAACTTAGTTATGACAGTTTGGCTTATCTGTTGATAATCTTAAGAAAAATACTTGGTTAGATGTATGTCTGACGATCAAAGTCATTATAGGGGGTACTTACGACATCCCTCTCCATATCATTAAGCAAAATAGCATTACTTTTCTCTTCTAAGTATTTGCCCCGTAAATAAGTCGTCAAAGCTGCATTTTGTGTAAGCGCCATACACGTATCACTGGCAGCAAATAGCGCTAAAGCTCTATAGAAAGAAGCTCCAATAGCACTATAAGAAACATTATTCAGTACGTAATAGTACTGAACAGGTTTAATATTGCACATCAATATACCGTCCATAATCTCGTAGTACAACGGAAAGCTATTAGTAGACCATTTAAAAAATCTGCCAAAGTTGAACGGCAACAAATAATTATATTCAAAATCTGGTGTGAGCGTAGTTGTGAGAGGAGTATTGGAGTTCACAAACCCTAACCCAAAGTTCCAAGTGGTACAAAGCATTAATAGTGGTAATAATACATCGAGTTTAGCTGAAATAAGCTGGGCATCCTGACTGTCATGCTCATTAATAACCGGCAATCTGCCGAGTTCCATCAGAGCCTGATTAATCACATCAATCTTAGCGATAGGTAATGCCATTTTCAATCCTTGATAAAAATAAGGGGCATTTAAGCCCCTTATTGGTTATTTTGGCCGTCATTTTCCTTAAGAACCGGAAATTGCTTGCCAAGTATTTGCAGCCACACAAGTTAAGAAGGCTGTTATGCCAGAAGCAATCGCATAAGCAGCATTCGCGCTACCAGCACCGATTGTACCGCCCGTCGCTGGATAGAGATCCATTGAATCCCCACCACCAAAGTTACTAACCACCATAAACATACCCGCAACACCCACAGGTAGCTTGACAGAGTCAGCAGCGGTAGTAACCGTTGTAACTGTATTTAGAACTGTTGTAAGTAACACCGCGCTTGCTTGTCCACCACCCGCATGTGCAGTGATCCCCGTTGTGTAAGAGAACAATGGCAGATTTGTACTTGTACCGAACATCACATCTTGAGAAACCCAAGTCCCCGCCACATAACAGACATATCTCACTACGGAACCTGGCAATTGAGAAACCCCAACGGTGTCAGTATTACCATTAATGGTATCAGTACCTTGGCCAAAAACTTGCATCGGCAAAATAGCACTATTGATTACAGTGATACTCATCCCCGAT